ACATCAAAGTGGAAAAGAAATATATATCTGTGGCCTTGCCGATTCTCATTTTTATGGTATTGGCTATGTTGCAGAAGATAATTATGGAGCGCTTTCTGTTGTAGGATTAAAAGAAGAAAATGCTGTAAATTGGAAGGAGATTCCAAAGTGGTAGAAAATAAATTAAAAAAATACAAAACCTCTGCTAACTTTACAGAAGATCTAACTCCTATTCGAGAAACATATACCTGCCCTAATTGTCATTATGTAACAACTGTAGTTGAAGAGTATATAGATTGGAAAAATGAATATGAAAAGCTTAAGCGTCATGTCTATGAAAAAGAAGCTTTAGAAAAAGCAGAACAAACAGCTCAAGATTTACTTAGTTTTGAAAAGTTAGCAGAATTAGCTACTGCATTATTAAATAGTACTATGGGCAGTTCTGATACATTATTAAAAAGACCTCCAAAATTGACAGAAGATGAAATGAATAGATTATTGGAATTGGTTGGTGTACCTATTAATACAGAATCTGTTCCTGTTCCAGATATGTCTATTGATGAAATGAAAACAGCTCAAAAATTAGTACAAGAATCTAATGATATTAGAAACGAAGCAAACAGAATAATGAAAACTAATAAATATAGAAATCATGAAGCAGTACAAATAAGAGTAAGAACAATAGAAAATTTATTGGCAACGATTGAAAATAATAGGCAGAATAAATTAGTTATGCATTTTACTTTATTTACGATAGCAAAAAATAAGAGCATTCTTCCAGAAGTAGTTGTAATACAGGAAAGTCCTTTATTTAAAGAGTTTATTATTTCCATTAAAAAAGAACTTATTTCTTGTAACAAAGAGCTTGACCAATACTATGGGGATGAGAAGGAGCGGTTGAAATGACACCAGTCTTTATTAAGCTTTGTGTATTTAAGATTAAAAAAATATTGGGCATGATGTGTCCTGCATGTGGACTTAGAAAGTTAGGCAATATATCTATTCATACAAATAATATTGATATAGTAATTGAATGTAAAGCATGTAAGTGTTCTTATATTCATTAAATAAAAAAGGATAAAAAATGATAGATTCAATAGATGATATTGATTTCACAAAAATAAAAGATTTTGATGTTTTTCGTTATTGTGTTGATTCTGGACCTCTTACAGATGAGCAATTTAAGCAAATAATGCAGCATGGCAATAATGAAAAATTATTGCAAACATGTTTAGAGGAAAATAAATGACATATAATAAACCAACTTGTGAAGGCAGCTATATTTTTGGAAATGCTTGTGGGTTTTGTGACAAATGCGTAGACGAGAGAAAAGCTAATGTATCTAAAATATTAAAAGATGAAAAAACGAGTATAAAAATAACAGTTAAGATTAAAGTAAAAGATGTTACATTTGAAGTTACAGCAGATGAGTTAAGACAATTAAGAGATAATATAAATAAGCTAATTGATGAACCAAATTATTGTGATGAACCAAATTATTGTGATGATTCTATTAACTATGGTGGTAGTAGAGAGCCGAGACTTAATGTAGTCCCTCCAGTATCTTTTAAGGAGAAAGATTCTTATGAAGATATTTGCTCAGCTAATTTTGATGCATTGACAAAAAGCGGATTTATTGAAATGCTTTTAAAATAAAATAATATGGCCTAATAGTGTAGTGGTTAGCACGGTGGGTTTTCATCTCATAGATTGGAGTTCAATTCTCCATTAGGCTATTAAGAAAATAAATAAAGGAGAATAATTATGGCAAGAGGCATAGGCGGATTTGGTGAAGTAAAAACACCAAAAAGTAATACAACAATTGGAGTTAGACAAGGCGAGGCAGAAGTTAGTGATTTGGAAGATGATACTATTAGAAGCTTTCAGGTTTCAGTAAATAGTGGCAGCTGTATTGGTAAAAGTGCTCAACAAGATCAACCATATAGACCAACAGTAGTTAAATCACGTGGTGGAAAAGCACCTGGTGAAAGTAGACAAAAAGATGAAATAGAAAATAATTCTGGTGAAGGCTGGAATGCAGTTTAAAAGGAGTATATCTAAATGGGAACAGAAAATGCTTTAGAAGCATTACAAGCACAGCGTGAAGAAGATGACAGCATTTTAAATGATTGGGAAAATCAAGTGAACAATTGTCAATCGGAAAGTGAATTGAAAGATTTGCTTAGAAATAAACCAAAAGTGAAATCAATTAGATCTGGAAAAACAGTATTTGGATTATCAGAATCCGGTGCATCTTTGCCAAAATTAGATCGATTGATTCAAGGAAAAAGGAAATAAATAAATGTATTCAGCCGACAGTGCCCAAGAAAAAAGAAAACAAGATTATGCTCGTTTTCAAAAACTAACGCAAAAAGGACATTCAATAGCAGACGAGAACCCTAACACTGCTTTATATTATATCAATGAGGATCCTTTTGGAAGAACCTATTATTTAAAATCATTAGGTGAGGTCACTGTTCGCGACCCTATTACAGGCAGAACTTATCAACAAGAAGAATGGGCAACTAAAGAATTCATTACTGATAATAAGTGCCAATTGATTAACAAAGTTTCTGCCGATTTAGTTGTTGGTAAAAAGCTTAATTTAGCTTGGGATGTTAATGACTCAGCCACGGAGGATGAAAACAAATGGCTAGAAGATTTCTATAAAAAGAACAAATTCAATTCAAAGATGTATGAAGGCTGTATTAGAAATAGTGCTTTAGGTGATCAATATATTGAATTATATGTAAAAGATGATATGATAAAATTGAGAAGTATTCATCCATCTTTTGTAGATATTCATTGTACTTTTGATGAAGTTGAATCCTATGAAATTTCTTGGGAAATTAGCATTAAGACCACATCTAAATCTGGATGGTTAGTAAGCCGATCTAAAAAGAATAGAGTGGATTATGTGCAGAAGAAAACGCATTATAAAGGCAAGATAATTTATGAATTATTCGAGAGAAAAGAAACAGAATTAGTTGCAACTCCTTTAATCGTAAATCCTAAAAATAAAGATCTTGTTGATCGTGCCATAACTTCTCCTTTTATGAAAACATATAGAGATGCTGAAGGCGAATATGATACGGATATAATTGATCAGATTTTTGTTATAGTTGAATATACCGGCATAGATGATTTTCTTTTAGTTCATTGGCCTAACTATAGGATGTTTGATATATATGGTGTATCTGATAATGGAATGATAGAAAATTTACAGAATGCTTTAAATAATAGACAAACACAATTAAATGATGTTCTTGATAAACATGCTGATCCTGCTATGGCCGGTGATGCAAGCTATTTAGATTCTAACGGCAATTTAACGATGTCAGGTGGTGGAGGTAGATTTTTTCCGATTACTCCCGGTGAAGCTCCTCCAATCTACCTTTCTTGGGATGGTCATTTAGAAGACACTCAAAAAGAAATCAAAAGAATCTATACTGCTATATTAGATAATACAGAAACATCACCTGCATTACTTGGAAAAGATGATGGAGGAATTCAATCTGGTAGAGCTTTAATGTATAAACTTATTAGGTCCTTAGCTATGGCAGCCAGAAAAGCTGTCTATATGAAAGAGGCTATTGTTGATATAATTATTACAGCACAGAAATTAAATGATATTTGGATTACAGGAAATGGAGATAATGTAACAGAAGAATATAAAACAGAATGGGAAAATATATTGATTCCTACTATTGAAATTCAATCTGCTATTCCTTCAGATACTACAGAGGCTGTTGATATGGTTATTAAATTAGTTTCAGAAGGTATTATTACGCAAGAAACTGCTATTGATATTGTCGAAAAATACTTTGATGAGATTGAGGCAGAAGAGGAAAAGATTAAACAAAAAGAAGCATTTCAAAAAGAGCTATTAAGATTACAAGCAGAAATTCCTCCACTAATAAAGGGAATTCCTAATATGGATATCGATGAGGATTAAATAATGAGTTTAAAAAGTATCTTTGAACCTCAGAAAAGCAAAGGTGATAGACAATTTAAAATCACATATAAGAAAGTATCTAAAATGATTAAAATAGATCCTATTACAGAATCTGTTTTATTTGAACGTAAAATGAACGCTTTAATTTGGTCAAATAAGAATTTTCTAAAAATGGCTAATCCTAAATTTGCAGATAAACAACTACAAAAAGCAAATATTTTAAGCACTTTTTTATTAGAAAGACAAAGAATCTTTTTTAGAATATATCAATATTATTGTTATTATATAGGTCAAAAGAAAGCTACTATTATGATGGCTGATGTTGTAAGTGATGCAAAGGCAGAAGGCGAAAAGATTACTAAAAAGATTACTAAATTATTTGAGGATGTTAAATGATTGAAAAAATAAACTGTACCACTTGGATGAAAAATGCTCTTTTCCAAAATGCTTATGATGTAGGCAAAGTGAGTATGTTATATAATGAGTTTAAAGAAGCTACTGGATCTACTTCAGTTTATACTTCATTTATAAAAGCTGTTTATATGACTCGTAAAGGTATAATTGAAGCTGATAAAGAATTATTAATAGAGAATGTAAAGCTGGCAAAACAAAAACAGAAATTTCAAGATAATAATAGAATAGAACGTAAGTCATTTAGAGAATATGCAAGAGTAGAAAACGCTTTGACAGAATATTGCAAGGAATTAAATACTGCATTAAGAGCAGTAGACTTAAATGATTTTACTTTCGTTTTAGAAGATACTAATCAAGAACGTTTTGGAATCCTTCATTTATCTGATTTACATTTTAATGAATTAGTGCATAAGCAAGATACAGTAAGCGGAAATGAATTTGATTTTAAAGTTGCTTCTAAAAGATTAAAGAAATTAGTAATTGAAGCTAAAAGAATATTCAAAGCTTATAATATAGATTCTATTT